TTTCTCTTACAAGTTTAAAACCGGTTTCTTTGGCCACATTAGACAAAACGGCAATAAGAGCATTGGGTTCTTTGATACCAGCTGATAATAAAGCTTTATAAACTGTATCAACATTAGCACCAAACTTAGAGACCATGGCGGATATATCTAAAGGTGGGACATTATCCTGTGTGCCTTGCTGTACCGCTTGGCCAGATGAATCAACTATAGGTTGTCCAGATGAATCTGTAACTACATTTCCAGTATTTGGTGCGGCTGGTGCCGGAGCCGTAGTAGATTTAGAATCTACAATTGTTGTGTTAACTTCAGAAGAAGTAATCTTAGATAATGGATCTTTAAGTGTAGGAATACCAGCAAACGAACCTAGAATAATTGGCTGCTGTTTTGAATCCCCATCTTGAAAAAATAGAAATACAGTAGAACCTTCTAGATATTGTGGGACTGCATCTCCGATACCAGATAACGAAGCAGATCCAGCTGGCATCAATGGAATTGCCCATGGAAGATCTTCCGTTGGTATGTCATTTAAAGCTTCTGTGTGTACTCCAAAGACTCGAACTTTAATACGGCCAAGCTTAAGTGGATCAGAAAGTCTATCTTCAACGATACCTAGGTAAAAATTGTTCATTTAGTATTTGAAATATTTGTAACGAATGAATCAGAAACGATTTCCATATCCATCTTGTGTTGACCACCCACAATAGTATGCTTTATAGTCAGTAATCAAATATTTGCCAGTAAAGTATTCCGAATCTGCAGCCGTATCGATTTCTTTCTTAACAATCTCACCAGTCTTTGGTGTTTTATAAGTTATTGTTTGGCCGGCTTTTATGTCGGTTCTACCATACACTCTAATGTTGATTCTAAAAAGCAGAGATTTGCTCGAGTAAAGAACTACGCTGAAGCAATGTGTCATGTATCTTGTGAGAATTAAAACTACCATTTAGATAATTATTCTGCAATGAAAAATTCAACGAGGCCGCGGCATTTCTAAACAGTGAGTTTGTTCTCAGTGGTGCTTTATTTGTATGATTTACTAAATCAAATCTATCTATATAATCATATGTAGATTTCTTGATGTTCTTTGTTGTCAGATCGTATGTGTACAATGTACCGCCATACATTCCAGCAGAAAGATTCTTGATGTAATCATAAGTAATAGGCATCTCTATCAGTTCGACAATCGAATATTTCATTTCATTGCCATCTGTGATAGTATTTGAATTGACGTCCGAGTTGATATATTCTCTTGTTGGAGCGGCCGCAATCATCAAATCTATAGATGAATATCTAAATTCTTTGTTATTCTCAAAGAATAAAAAGTTCGAAGCATTCTTATTATTTAAGCTCTTTGTGCTAAGCCAATTTATCGTTTGCAATGGAGTCCAATAAGGCACAACGACGTTATAGCTATTAGAAGTTTTCTCACATTCAAATGTTTTTTGAGATCCTAAAAATTTTTCATCTTTAAGAATAGTCGTGATTGTATCCGATATGTTATTCTTAAATGATTTTGAAATTTTCATATTCAACGAATTAATCAATTCAAGAGAACAAAAGTGGAGCATGTAAGTAGATTTACGCTTATCAGTTGAGAGGGCCGACATCTTATAAATGTAAAATGTCTTTGTTATTTTTTGCTTCAACGATGGTGTCTGAAGATCAACAAATAACAATTCTTCGCCAGTCATGGATAATGTGCTAAGAAGATCAAGAGAATCTTGCATCAAAATAAAACCAGACATTGTATTGGAAAAAATATCCTCATACAATGTCAAGTCAGCAAAAATAGCACTTATATCTAGCAACTTTCCATTTGATGACTTTATCTCAAGTCTTGTTACATTTACTTCACCCGGTGAAGTAATATAATTCTTGGTATCAGACATTTAAAGAATCTTTGAATTGCTTAATGAATTCGGCCAATAGTTCAGGTTTAAGAATTTGAATNATGCGCTTTTTATCATTAAGGTCGGCTTCATATTCAGTAAAGGTGACTGGTATGTATTCTGTGTTCCCAGGTTCTCCCGGATTGCTCGGTGCCACCCATGGATCCGAAAATAGTTTTGTCTCTCCACATACGTTACCAGAAGAATCTACCCAGTGTTTTATAGAATCTATATAAGCCCCATATTTTTCTTCACAGTATGCAATGAACGATACCGAATTACGAGGCCAATNNTCNACAACATACATACAAATCAATTGAAAATACATTAGCACCCAATAAAGATCAGCAGAATTATAGATTTTATAAGCCATAGATTCTATAGTTTCCCCATCCTGAATTTCATATAGATCATACAAATCTGTATATGGTTTGTACTCAGAAATAAATTTTGATCTAGAAAAGATGTCTTTTACTACTGATATCTCAGAATCGAATTCAAAAGTGGTATAGTTAAAATTTGAGAAGTATGACATTTTAATATCCAGATGTAATTACGGATTTCTTGTCCCAAACTCGTTTGCGATCAACGATTTCCAATTCGGTAAACACAAGTGAAATTGAAATTTGTGGGGGAAAACCATCTGGTAAATTTGCCCAAGTGGCTGCACCTGGTGTATACGAAACAGAAACATCTTCTAACACGGCCGGTGTTCTTCTCGGTATAGTTAGATTTTCTGAGGCGCCTTTCATGAAAATAATTTCAAATTCAGATGGAAATGTATAGTATATTTTGGTTTCATTTAGTTCTGGTAACGCATAGAATCTAAAGGTACGAATGATTTCTTGTACAATATCCGATTCTTCTTTGTTTTTGGGAGAAAAAACATATTCAAAAGCATATGATCTAAAATCTAAGTCTCTGAACAAAAGTTCTTTCTTTGGGTTAACTGCCGCTCTACCTCGCGCCAACAATTTGGCGGTAGTCGTCCCATCAACACCAGCCAAACCAGAAATATTGTTAACAACTTGCGAAGCAATATTAGCACCTATAGCTTTACCCAGAGCCGACAACGTTGAACTAGCACCATTAGCATTAAATGATGTAACTATGTCACCCATAGCGGATATAGCGTCACCTTCGGATTTATCGTAATTCATTTTTGTTTCAACATTTAAACTATTCGGCATCGGCAAGACGATTACCTTATCTAATCTTACAAGACCCTTTTTTGTGATCCATTGCTCTGAGCCTATTGCATCTGCTGAGTGCCGGCGATTAATGTTGGTATCGTTCTGTGCGATATTAGTATTTCCAGCTGTGGCCAGAGTTCCTGACATGATACCAGGTTGAGTATTTGGGATTACTACTGGCCCCTTGGTAGTATCATCGTTGAGAGTAGAACCATTTTCCGAATTATTGATCTTTATGATCATGTATAGAAAATCGTTACCTGCTTCATCCTTACCTTTTGAACCCAAATAAGAGGGGAACGACAAAATCTTTTGGTCATTTTGTAGAAGACCAATGTCGGATGTTGTCTTATAGATTGTTGTCGCCATATTTTTGTGCAAAGTAAGATTAAATACTAATTATTTAATGCGATACTAACATGCTAGATATTACTACACAACCTTTGAGCAAATTTGATTCTCAGATTAGAAATGCTAATATAGCAAGACCATATCTGTTTTTTGCTATTATCACATTACCCCCAGAACTACAACAATTTAGCTCTTCATCTGATTTCAATATCCAGAAACTTTCTCTGTATTGCCATGGTGCTCAGACGCCGATGATAAACTTCATGACGAATGACAACTATTTTGAAGTTGGAATACGTAGAAAATTTATCTACGACTACGACTACCAAGACTTAATGTTACAATTCTATGTTGATCAAAATTATTCTGTATTCAAGTTTTTTGATAAATGGCGCGAGATTATCGCTAAAAACAGAAGAAATTTAAGCTATCCAGATTCTTATACCGCAGAAACATTAAATCTATACATGATAGATTTAGAAGGTATAGTTAAGCATTCGTATTCATTCAAACGAGTAACACCAAAGATCATAAATTCAGTCTCTCTGGACTATGGTAGTAATGGTATCATGTCGTTACCGGTTTCTTTTGTCTTTGAAACCATAGAAAACGGACCAATTCCGGTCAATACATCTATTTCAGACGAAATAATTACCGAAAAACAAAGTGGCTCCTTGGAAAACACAGAATTGAAACAAATGTTTGAGCGACATAAATCTGGTGGACAGCTCATTAATTAATACAGTGAAAGAAATATTATGAAACAACTCATTATTCAACCAGTTTACACAGTTAAACTACCTTCAACAAAGAAAATAGTTACTTTTAGACCATTTACAGTAAAAGAGGAAAAGGCTCTTCTATTGGCTCTGCAAGAAAATAGTGTAGAAACGGTTGCCGAAGCATTAAAATCTACCGTGTATGCATGCACAAATGGTACTGTAGATCCAGACACCCACCCATATTACGATATGGAATTCTTATTTTTACACATTAGATCTAAGTCTGTTGGTGAAATCGTAAATCTAATTGGTAAGTGCGATTGCAAAGAAAATGCTCAGACCGAATTCCAAGTTGATATTACTACTGCTAAACTAGAACCAGAACCAACCGGCAACATAAAAATAAAGATTCCGGGTACAGCTTATTCGATTTCGTTGCGTCATCCAACTTTATCTAATTTTATTGAGTCGTTTGCCTCACTAGATAATTCAGCCTCAGGCATCGAAACTGTTGCTGGCTGTATAGATATGATCTACACAGAAGAAGAAATTCTAGAAACTACATTGGAAGAAAAAATTGAATTCATCAATTCAATGACTCCTTTACAGCAAAAAGAGATTGTCCAGTTCTTAGATTCTATGCCGTTGGTAAAGATTGATTCATCTTATACTTGCAAACATTGTGGTCTACATCACGCACACACTTTATCTGGGTTCGAGAATTTTTTTCTATAAGCCTTGGGTATGCCGATCTAGAGGATTACTTCAAGGCGATGCATATGCTACGGTATAAGTTTGGATATTCTTCCGATAGCATTAATCAGATGACAAGATGGGAACTAGATATTGAAATGGCACTTATAAATGCCGACATTGAAAAAGAAAATCTAAAACACTCGCTTAACAACATGTAAGCAACTAAATTGTAACTAAATGTAACAGAGACGGAATGTTATTTAGAATCAATAACTTATCTGTGCAAAAAAGATTGTACAGCGTAAATTTNGAGTGATATAATTATTCTATAGAAAGGATAGTTGTGTTCAACTAAAGTTGAACTA